TATTAGTACATAATGCATCTCTTGGAAGTAGTTTAAGATGGATGCATGAAGAAGGAAGTGTAGATACAGATTATTGGGAAAGGTATTCTAGTTCTCCTGGTGCCTTATTACCAATTAGACCTGGAGCTGCACCTCCTACACCAGTACAACCTGCTCCGCTTAATAATGCGTTTTTTAATTTAGTTCAAGCAGGTAAAGGTGATATGGAATATTTAGCAGGTATATATTCTTCAATGATGGGAGACGCAGGTAAATCTTCTGAAACTTACAGAGGTATGCTTGCTATGGATGAGTATGGAACTAGGCGTGTAAAACAATGGTTACAAAATTCTATTGAACCTAGTTTAAAACAAATGGGAACATTAGTTCAACAATTTTCACAAGCAGTTTATACAGCTCATAAAGTATTTAGAGTTGTTCAACCAAATGCTTTACAAGACTCTAAACAAGTTGAAATAAATGTACCTATGTATAATGATTTAGGGGAAGCTATTGGAAAGTGGAAAGATTATTCTGCTGCAAAATTTGATGTAAGAATTGTTTCTGGTTCTACATTACCAATTAACAGATGGGCATATTTAGATGAATTAAAAGAATTAATGCAATTAGGTGTTATTGATGACATCGCTTTATTATCTGAAACTGATATTAGAAATAAAGAAAAAATTGCAGAAAGAAAATCTCAGTATGCACAAATGCAAGGTCAATTAGGTTCTCAAGAAGAACAAATAAAAGACTTAACTGGTACTATAGAGACACTAGAAAGACAATTAGTTCAAGCAGGCATTAAGAGCAAAGTTCAAGATGCTGAAGTTGAAATAAACAAAAAGAAAGAATCTGTTAAATCAGATATTGAAAAACATAGACTACAAACAGAAGCTGAAGCTAAGTTCGCTGGAAAAGTTATTCGAGACGAAGTTGGTACAACTAAACGTATTATTAATCAACAAAAAACTCAAGAGATGGCTAGAATGAGATTAGATTTAGAGCAAGTTCTTCTTGAAGCAAAAAATAATAAAGAAGAGTTGGCAGAATAGTAAAACTGTTTGTAAATTAATATAATAAAATAGGGGATAATATGGCAAATGAACAAGGTAACTCTGTAACAAAGGACGAACAACAACAAGCTGTTGAAGGTGCTGTTATAGACTCTGGGGATTTTTTTGACCAGTTAGATCAAGAAGTAAATGGGATGGTTGGACAGGGTGACCAACCAGCAGAAGCTCCAAGCGCACCCACTGAGGCAACCCATGTAAATAGTGGCTCCGAACAAGGCAACCCACAAAATGAATCACATGGCTCCGATCAAAATGCGTGGGATAGTGACAATAACCCGTACAAGAAAAGATATAAAGATTCAAGTCGTGAAGCTGTAAAAATGAATGCACAGATTCGTGATTTAAAACCCTTTATACCAGTTCTTGAGGCAATGAAAAGAGATAGCGGACTTGTTTCGCATGTAAGAGAATACCTTCAAAATGGTGGTTCTCCATCTAAGAACGTACAGCAGAAATTAGGATTATCTGAAGATTTTGAGTATGATCCTAATGAAGCAGTTAAAAACCCTGATTCTGATTCAGCTAAAGTTATGAATGCTCAAGTTGAACAGGTAGTAAATAAAAGAGTTGGTGATATTCTTAAAACAGAAAAAATGAACTCTCAAAAAGTTAGGGCTTCAATTCTTAGAAAGAAACAAGAGGCAGATTTTATTAAAAAACATAATTTAACGGAAGATCAATTTATTGAGTTTAAAGAAAGAGCTCAACAAAGAAAGCTTTCGTATGATGATGTTTATTACCTTTTGAATAAAGATCAAACAAATCAAAATGTTGCAAATGCAACTAAAACTGATATGTTAAATCAAATGAAAAATGTAAGAAATATGCCATCTACCGCTAGTGATTCTAATAATCAAGGTTCAGCACAGCCAAGTAAATCAAACCAAATGTTTGATGCTATGTTGGACAGTGATAATGATATAGATAACTTGTTCGGATAGATAATTTAAAGATCATCTACCGAACTTAACTTAAAAGTCTGACTGAAGGTGCTTATGCACAGTTGAGGAATGACTAAAAGGAGATGGTCAAAATGGCTGATTTATTCAATGTCGGTGTTAGAGGTGGCTCTAATGCTGATTTGACAACAGTTGATGTTTCTGGAAATGGAGCTGGTTCAGGTCCTAATCTAGATACTGGTGATCTGCGTAGAAAGTATAACTTTGGTGACAGAGTTTCTGAACTTTCTTTAGCGCAAGATCCCTTTTTTCGATTTTTGTCAAAAGTAAGTAAAAAACCAACGGATGATCCTTCATTCAAATGGAGTGAAAAAAGAGGTTCGTACCATAAAAGATATGCTTATGTAATAGGACATGTTGCTAATGGTGCTGATAGCTTTACAGACTCTGAAATAGACCAATCTAATGCTGGTAGCGCTTTAAGTGCAAGAGGGCAAAAGATTAAGGTTTATATGGCGACTGATTACAAATCACAAGGTAATTTACAAAACATATATAATAATAACGGATCAATTAAAATTGATGTCGGGGACAGTGGAACTGAACCTGGATTCTTTTTACCTGGTCAATTAGTGAAAATACCTGTACAAAGTGGATTAACAGATAGCGGTCCTGCTGGCTACCACGTTCTTAAAGTAGATGCAGTTACAAGCGGTTTATCAAAAACATCTGGTGGCGGTGCTAAAGAATGTGTAGCATTAGAAGGCACTGTTGTTAAGTTTGATTCTGCTGGTAACGAATTTGCTTCATTTTACAACAATACACCAGGTGCTGGTGGAGCTGATAATGATGAGCAAGTTTCAGATAAAAGTATTGCTGAAGACTTAGAATGGAGACGTTCTTATGTTATGGGTACTGCTTTTGCAGAAGGTACTGGTTATCCTGAAACATGGAAAGATCAACCTTACTCTACAAACTATGGTTTAACTCAAATATGGAAAACTTCGTGTGCTATGTCTAATAGTGCTAGAGCTACTGTTCTAAAGTTTGAGCCAAATGAGTGGGCTAGAGTTTGGAAAGAAAAGTTGATTGAACATAAATGGGATATTGAAACATCACTGTTATTTGGTTCTCAATACGAGGATTCAACTAATAATATTCAATATACTCAAGGTGCTGTTGATTATATAACTCAATACGGTAACCAATTTAGTTTAGACACTGCAACTAAAACTGCAGATGATTTCTTAGATGATATGTCTAACTATCTTGATCCTAGATATAATAATAGTACTGGTAGCGTTTTCTTTGTGAGTACAGCAGTTTATAACTGGATGCACAAATTAGGTGGATACTTTAAAAATAATCTTGAAATATCTTCAAACTTTAGATCTGATTTTGCTATGACTGGCAAGAAAAAAGTGATGGGTATAGATATTACTACATTCTCAACACCTTATGGTGATATGAATGTTGCAAGAAATATTCACTTAGATGGAACACATATTAAAATGCTAGGTGTTAATATGAAGTATTGTTCATACCGTCCTCTTGTAGGTAATGGTGTTGATAGAGATACTTCTGTCTATGTTGGTGTGCAAACACTAGAAAACTCTGGGGTCGACAGAAGAGTAGACTTAATCTTAACTGAAGCTGGTATGGAATGGTCAATGCCTGAATGCCACGCTTTATGGACATAGGAGATTAATTATGGCTAATCCAATGTATGGACAAAATAAAGCTGATGATAAGTTAGACTTAATACAAAGCGGAAAAATATTAGGTGTAAAAACCTTAACTGCCGCTACAACTTTAACTGCTGCTGATGCAGGAAAGTTAATAGCTGTAAATGCAGCTGCTATTGAGGTTACTTTACCTACAGCTGAAGCTGGAACGGTGTTCGACTTTGTTTTCATGATAGATACTACTGCTGGAGCTACTATTGTAGCTAGTTCAGGAGATTGTTTCTTTGGAACACTAACTGTTAACTCAACTACTAAAACTAAATCTAGCGCACAGTCTATTGACCACGCTACAGCTATTGGAACAGTAGCAAGTTATGATAATCTTGACTTTGTTCATGATTCTCAAACTCTAGGTGGAAAAGCTGGCGACAGTGTTAGATTAATTGCAGTAGACGACACAGCCTGGATGGTTAGTGGCGCTATAGTAACTGATGGTAATGACCCAGATGCTATTGCAGCTATTAACGCAGGTTAAGGAGGTAACTGATGGCAGATGGAAATGGAACTAAGTTAGCTTCAAGAGCTAGTAACGAAGAAGGTGCATACATGTTTAACATGAATGATTCTTCTGCTTCATCTCATGTTTTAGATATGGGTGATAGTGGAAAAATATACATGGTGTATAGTACTGTAGCTAGAACTATTACTTTACCAAAAGTAAAAGCTGGACTTAAGTTCAAGTTTATAATGACTGATACAACAGCTGATAGTTCAATTGTAACTGGTGAAGGAACTGCATTATTTAAAGGTGGTGCAGAATGTGGTGACGCTTACCTTACGCTTGCTGGTACTACTATAGTATTAGAAGCTGCAGGTGCAGTAGGTGACCATCTTGAGCTAATTTGTGATGGAACATATTGGTACGTTAGTGGTCATGGTTCACATGATGCTAGCTTTTCAGTATCTTAGTAGATAAATAGTTTCTAGGGGCCCTTGGTCAGGTGAGCTTCCCCTCCCTAACAAGGGCTCTTGGAACTTAACAAAAAGGAATTAAATGGCAACATTTGAAGTACAAGTAGAAGGAAATACAGGTTTAGATATTGGAGCAAGTGGTTCTCCTACTCAAGCTGAACTAACACAGTATTTGTTAGATGGTATAAGAGAAGTTGTAAATAGGATTATTACTATAAATCCTATAGAAATGACTAAATTCTGCACTACGACTAATTCTACTACTAAAGTTATGAAAACAGGCACAATATTATCTGTTATGAGAGAGCATGATAGTACAAGTATTCTTAGATCTTGTGCAATGATTTCTCCAGAAAATAGATATGATGCTACTGATGCAAATAGTTTAAATTATAGAACTAAATACAATCCTGGTTTTTATGAATTAGATGGGTATATTCATTGTGTTCCTGAAGCTGGTTCTGGTAATAACGATATAGTTGTTACACAAGTTAAATTTACAACAAGTACAGCATATAGTTCTTCAGATATAGATGATTTTCCTTATGAATATGAATATTTAGTTGTATTGTATGCTTCTATTAAATCATTACAAAATGTATTATCAACAAAAGATGATGATTTACCTTCTGATTTAAATGCTCCTGTTTTACATACTACGAGCACATCTTTACCTAGTTATACAGGACCAACATCTTTTGTGATGCCAGTTGCTCCTTCAGGAGTAGATGTAGATTTTTCAGGTATTGGAAGTATAGAAACATTTGTAGCTCCTACATTTAGTGCTCCTAGTTTAGGAAGTATAAGTTCTATGAGTTTACCTAGTGTTCCTGTAGCTCCAAGTTTAAGTGCTGCAAGCGTTTCTATAACAGGTACTGCTCCTACTTATACTGCGCCTATTTTATCTTTATCTAGTGCCCCTACAATAAGTAATTTAAGTATATCTGCATCAGAACCTGTTGTGCCTGTTTTATCAGATACTACTATAAGTGAATCTAGTATTACAGCTCCTACTTTTGTAGTTCCAGTTATGGGTGATTTAGATTTTTCCGATACAAATAATTGGATAAGTACAGAAGAAGACAGTGAGATGTTACAAGCTAGAGTTATGGAAATACAGGCAAAAATTGAAGAGCATCAAGCAAATTTACAAGCAGCTGCTACTGAATACGGGAAAAATAGTGAAATATTCCAAAAAGACATACAGATAGCAATATCTAATGCTCAATTAAATTCAGAAGATGATGCACAAAAAATACAGAAATATGGGCAAGAAGTACAAATTTATCGAGAAACTGTTATGAAAGAGTTGCAAGAATATCAAGCAAATTTAGAAGGTGACTTAAGGGTTTGGGAAAGCGAAAGAAGTCATCAGTTACAACAATATCAATTAGATATAGGGAATAATTTAAATACTTTTGAAAAAGAAAATGTAGAATATCAAGCTAAATTACAAAAAGATATAACAGATGCTCAATTTTCTGATAGTCTAGATTCAAAAGAATTAGAAACTTATTCAATTAATGTGCAAAAATATGCGCAAGAAGTAAATACAGAAGTTCAAAGATGGACTGGGGAAGTTTTTAATAAAGAATTTAATGAATGGACTCAAAAATATCAAGGTCAACTTGAAACATATGGTGCTGACATTCAAAAAGAATCTGCAAGAGTTGCTGCTTCTTTACAAGACTATCAAGTTGAAGTAGACAAAGCATTAAGTCAATATCAATCAGAAACAGGATATGATATTACTAAATATCAAAGTGAAATTCAAGCACATATGAATAAATTTGAGTCTGATTTAACAGAAAAATCAACAGAATTTCAAAATAATCTTGCTAAGTATTCATCTGAATACGAAAAAGTTGTATCTGATAATCAAACAGAAGTAATGAAATTTCAACATCAAACTCAAGATTATATTAACAAAGTACAAAAAGTAATGGCGAGCTATGAATGGATGGTAGGTAGATTAACAATGCTGCAAGGACAGTATGATACCGCATTTAGTGTAATGGCTCCCCAGCAACAACAACAACAAGGAGAACAATAATGGCAGATGTTAACAAAACATCATGGGCTGTTTCGTGTACTGTAAAGTGTGCACTAGATGCGCAAGCTGGTAAAAATCAAGCTATAGAAGTTATACATGAAGACGTAAGAAAAAGTTTAGGTGGATCTGGAGAAATTACAGGTAACGATAATACGGTTGGAGGATACGCAGATGGAACAGCATCTACTATATCTTCTAATGGAGGAAGCATACCAACCCATGATGCTAATACTGATTTAATTTTTATAAAAAATACTGGCGTTTTAGTGGCTGGAGGAACAGCTGCAACAACAGACACTGTTTTAGTAAAACATGATACTGATACAATTGCAACTTTAGCACCTGGAGGAGCTTTGGTTCTTCCTCAACCAGCAGCTGCGGTTTTAACATTAGGTAGTGGAGATAATCATGTAAATACAGAAGTTTTAGTTGTAGGAACTTAGTATGAAAGTTAAAGAGTTAATGGAAAGAGTTGGAGCGGTAGATTTACCAACAGGTAGAGCTATCGCTTACATAAAAGATGGTTTAGAAGAGATAAATATTATTTCAGAAACACATATTAGAACTGTAAGGCAAGATATTGTTTCAGGGAAAAGATTTTATACATTCCCTGCTGATGCAGTTAAAGTTTTAAATGTTAGAGCTAAAAACCATTTAACCAGTAAAGATGAATATAGGCAAATACCTAGACTGATTCATGAACCTAAAATTAAAGATTCGGATGGTGTATAATGGCTACAGTTAAACAATACTATCTCTTCATC